TCGACGAGTGGCGCATCCTTCTGGGACTGGCCCATCGCGGCGAGCACGATCACGGTCTGCGCCTGCGTGTTCAGCACCAGTCCGGAAGGGATCGTCAGCCCCTGCCGGAACTTCATGACCCCCGGGTTGGCGGTGCGATAGTTACCGCCGAGGCTGTTCACCTCCACGACGTTATCGAACACCATCCCGCGGCCGTTCCCCACGACGGGAATGGGCGGGAGCTGCGGCTGGGAACCGACCTGAAGGGTGAAGGTCGCGCCGGACCCGCCCCCGCCCGAGAGCGTCGCGGTCGGCACGGTCGTGCAGCCGGCACCGGCTCCCGTGATGGAGTAGCCCGTCACGCCGCCGCCGCTCACGGTCGCAGTCGCGGTCGGAAGCGTTGTGCAGGAGCCCGAGAAGGCCACGGTCGGCGCCGAGGCGTACCCGGTCCCGACCGCCTTCGCCGTCATGGCGATCAGCGTGCCGACGCCGCTCTGCCCGACCGCGTTGTTCGCTCCGACCTGATCGTAGCAGGTGGCGACGCCCGTCGCCTTGCCGGCCGCGTAGGCGTCGAGGCTCCCATAGTCGAGCGAGCCGCCGACGAAGCCGATATCCTTGGCCGCCGTGCCATCGACGCGGGCGGCGTTGAAGGCGGCGCCCGTGTAGCCCGCCCGAAGCAGATCCTCGCCGCACGCGAAGGCGGCACCGGTCGCCACATCGGCCGCGCGCGCGTTCGCCGACAGGAACTGGCGCTGCCACATCGCGGCGCCGGGGGTGTCCCGCAACATGCGGTAGACAGCGCCGTTCTGGTCGATCCAGCCGGCGCCGACAGGGGCGATCTTCGCGGTTGCTGCCGCCCCTGTGCCGTCACCCGAGATGACGATGGTCGGCGGGACGTTACCGACCGAGCAGCCTGTCGAGGGCGTCTTCTGCCGGATCGCGATGACTTGGCCGTTGTAGACGACCGGCTGAAGCGTGCCGACCACCGAACAGGTATTGCCTGAGGCAGAGAAGGCCGCGGTCGCGGTCGTGTACCCGCTACCGAGCGCTGTCGTGCCGACATCGGAAACGGAACCCGCCGCATAGTAGCCCGCCGACCAATCGTCGGTCGCCAAGGGCGCGCGCTGGGTCACGTCCTTTGCCTGGAGGCGTCCGACGGCAGCTCCGAGCGTGGTCGGGATGGTGTTGATGACGACGGGCGAGTTGACCGTGAATGGCGGTAAACTCGCCCCCGCGGCCATCGCCAACGACGGCATCAGGCACAGGAGCACCGCGAGGGAACGCAGGAGCTTCATCGGGAGGCCTCAGGCATGGCGGGAGATCCCGGCGGCGCAGAGCGCGCGGGCGATCTCAGGCGGATTGGCGGGGTGGGCTCGGCCGGCGCTCAGGCGCGCAGCGGCCGGCGATCAGTCCTGATAGGCTGCGATCTGGGATCCGGCCGGCCCGTAGATCCGCAGGCGGCCCTTGAACGTGTCGGACGACGTGCCCGCGCCTTGCTGGCCAGCGCCCACGCCCGTGAGCAGGATCGAGGTCAGGTTGCCGCCGTTGCCGTCGTCACGCACGACCTGGATCGTGTTGGCCGACTGGTTCTGCACCTCGACGTAGGCGCGGCCAGGCGTGGCCGGGATCGTCTGGAGCAGCATGTAGCCCGCGATCGGCACCGTGGCCGCGTTGGCGGAGTAGTCCGTACCGGTCGAGCCGGCGCGCTTGACGCTGAGAGGGCCGTTGACGGCGACCTGGGCCGTGACGGGCGAGGCAAGTTCGAGCGGCGCGGCAAGACAGATGAGCGCGACCAGAGCCGCGGTTGCGAGGCGGATCATGGGTGCTCCCCGTCAGGATGTGGCAAGCGTGAGAAGGTCGACCATCGCACCGCCGTCGTTGGCCCAGAGGCTCAGGCGGCCGGTGGTGGTGTTCTTGACGATGCGGGCTGTGCCGGCGGGGATGTCGGCCGGCAGCGGGTTGCGCGGCAGCGTCACGAAGACACTGAAGAACGCGAGCAGGTCGGCTACGCTGAACGTGCTCTGCAGGCCGGACCGCCGCATGCTGATCACGTCGCCGGCAAGCACGGGTGTGGGCGGCGGGAGCGGCGTCCCGCCACCGCTCAGGCGAATGCTACCGTCTAGGATCCGTTTGAAGGTGAACTGGTCGGCTGGCCAAACCGCGGTGCCATCAGCGCTGAAGCCGATCCCGTCGGGCTGATGGACGAGCGTCAGATAGCGATTGTCGGTCACCTCGACGGCGACCGTCGCTGTATCGGACATGGCGGGTCCTTTCGCGGGACTGGCGGTGCCGTCGGGTAGGAGCATCAATCGCTCTCTTCGGCGGAGAGGTGCAGCGTCAGTGCGGTCGAGGCCGGCTGGAACGGGTCGTAGTTCGCGAGGCTGCTCAGCAGCGAGATCACCGCCGGCATGGTGCGGGACTCGCGAACGATGCCGGCGACCGTAATGACCTTCGTGGTGGCGTTCAGCGTCACCCCTGTCAGGCGCACGACGTAGTCGCGAGTGCCCGCGGCCTGGACAGTATGGCGGATGACCGGCAGGGCGGCGAAGATGCCGGCCGGGATGTCCTGCGAGAACACGCCGCCCACCGGCACGGTGATCGCTTTAGCCCAGGAGCCGATAGGCTTGTCGCCGACCGGGATCTCCCGGTACGTGCCCCCGGCTCGATAGATCGGCCGGCGCTGGGTCACCTCAGGCCGCCTTCACCACGTAGTCGTCGGGCTCGAAGCCGATCTCTGTGGTGGAGATCCCCTCACCGATGAACTGGTCGATCTTGCCTGCGCCGCTGATCGGCGTCGCGGTGAAGCCGCCGGCCGTGGTGTCGAGGTAGTACCGCTGGCCAGGGATGATGCCGGACAGCCCGGTGATCTTGCGACCGAAGTAGACGGTCACCTGCGCGCCGGACGCGACGGAATCGAGCACGAAGCCGTGGCAGGGCTTGCCCTCTGCGGTCGCATCGGCCTTGCGCACGGATGCCGTGCCGCTGCTATTCCAGAGCGAAACGAGGTTGCCGGCCGAGAGCGCTTCGGTGGCTGGAAGCACCTTCACGTCGGCGCCATAGGCGACCGGCATCACCGACGGGTCCAAGTGGCCGGTGTCGTCCAGAGCCGGAATGTCGCCCGCATTGGCCGCGCCGGCCGAGACGACGGTTCCGAGGATCTCGCGCCAGACACCGGCAACCCGGCGGGCGAACGTCTTTGCGGCCATGTGCGGCTCCTACGCTGCGAGGAAGTACGGTTCGTCGAGGTCGACGAGGAGGACGGTGGGCGCCGTGGCCCGGCCGATCCGGAGGACGCAGCCGGTTGCAGGCGGATCCTGGGTCAGGAGCCCGTCGAGCCCCAGGAAGACAGGCCCGAGCGCGAAGGACCACGAGGGCTCGATCACCGGGCCATAGGTCACCACCGGAACGGCGGCTCCCGCTACGGCCGCAGCGGTCGTCAGGCCGATCACCGCGCAGGCACGATCCGCATCGTCGCTCGAGGCGAGACCGACGCCGCCTGGGACAGCGCACACTACGCGGTGGCCGCCGAGGTCCGCCGCCGCCACATAGGGGTCGGAGAGGATGCTAATCAGCCGACGCTTCGAGAACTCGCTCAGCAGGTAGGCCATCAACTCGTCGGGCGAAGCGAAGGCGCTGCCGTCGAGCCGCGTGTAGTTCGTCCACACGTCGTTCACGAGGTAATCGGACCCGTGAAGGACGCGGATGCCGACGCCGATCCCTGTGAAGTCTGCCGTCAGGCTGCCAGCCGTGAACGAGTCCCGGTAGCCCTGGATGTACAGGGCGTTCGTGTCGAAGAAGACGACGGGCATCAGGCCGCCTCGATCGGCGTCACGAAGATAGTCTGCGGGGTCACCACGACCGGCACCGACGCGGACAGCATGAGCAGCGCGCCGTTCGCGGCGAAGCCGGCTCCAGGGAAGACCTGGAACAGCTCGTCGACCAGGTCGGGCGTGCCCGCCGGCTTGAGCAGGCTGCGCGGGCGCGTGGAAGATGGTCCGGCGTTGGCCGACGTGCTGCCGATCACGGAGAGGTCGGTGGTGAACGACCCGCTCGCCTGCGAGGCGACGACTGACATGCGGGCGCGAAGCAGATAGCTGTCGCCGCTCGCGCGAGCATGGATCGTCTTCCCGTCCTCATCCAGAAACTGAAAATCGGCGAACGGCCCTCGCAGGCTGTTGGTCATCATCACCGGGGCGGCGAGGAACAGAGGCTTCGTTTGGCCTGGGAGGAGCGTGATCGTGTTGGCGGTCACCTCGTCGTAGCGGATCGAGCCGTAGTCCCCCGGCGCACCGCGAGGGCCCGCCGGTCCGGGCGGGCCCTGCTGATCCGTCACCAAGAGCGTCGAGGGCGCCGGCGTCAGCGCGAGGCGCGTCGGCTGATCCACCACGCGTAGGACGACGGGCGGTTGCTCGTTCAAGCGCAGCGCGACCGGATCCTCGGACCGGAGCAGACCCACGACGCGGCTCATGGCACGAAGGTCCGCGGATCGAGCGGCAGGATGTAGATCAGCCCATAGGGGTAGGTCTCGCCGCCGGCATCGGTGTAGGTCACCATGATCCGGCAGGGGTAGCCGGTCGCATCCCGGCTCTGAGGCTTGATGCCCTTGGTCTGATCCGGAGTCAGGTAGAACTCGAACTTGGCGTTCGGCACGTCGACCATGCGCGCGCTGATCGGCGACGGCGCCAGCTGCCCCGGCACGTACAGGTCGCCGCCGATCGTCCACGTCGAGATGTCGAGCGGAGTCCCGTCCAGAGCGGTCATCTGGGCGGGCACGCGCCACGCGTAGCCGACGTACCGGCTGATGGCGACCTGCGCGGGATCGGGCGTCGTCGTCATGGCTCGGGCCTACAGCGTCGCCCAGGTCAGCCACTGCTGACGGAGGAAGTCGGGCGTCCACTTCTTGTCCTGAGCTGCCATCGCCTGCCGGAACTCCTCGACCAGCGGGTGGGCGAACTCGTAGGTCTTCGACCCGGTCAGGAATCCGACGGCCATTTTGCGCGGCGTGGGCTGGCCGGTGTCATCGTCTGCCAGGGTGTCGACGATGGCCTGCATCGGTGCCGGGATCTTGCCTGGACCAATGAAGTCGAGGAAGTCCGCGTAGGTGATGATGCCGTCCTCCCAGAGGCCAGCCGCGAACTGGCGGTCCGAGATGTCGGGCGGGGGCGTCGGCGCCGCCATGGGGGCAGAGAAGCTCTCCTGGCCGTCAAAGGTGTGGAACTCGGTCGTGCCTTCCGGACAGGGCACCCAGCGGTACGGCTCGGCGACGGTGAACGGCTCCTCGGTCCGCTCGTCCCCGACTCCAGGCGCCACCTGATACACGCGCGGCTCGCTGCCGAGCACGAGAGCAAAAGTCAGCATCGGTCGACCTCAATAGGTGATGCGGATGGCGCCGTTGGCGCCGAGCGGGCCGGCCTGCGAGACCGAGCCGCCGCCCGCGCCGCCGCCGGGCTGGTTGCCGGCATTGCCGGAGCCAGAGCCGCCGCCGCCGCGGGGGGCAGAACCGCCCATGCCGGCAATCGTCGTCGAGAAGTAATTGCCGCCCTGACTGCCGGTGATGTTCTCGTCACCGCCCGTCGAGATACCGGGGCTACCGCCGAGTGCAGTAGACGCGCCTCCGAAGCCTCCGCCGCCGCCTGGTGCCGTCAGCGTTCGGCCGCCGATAGTGATCGACGTCGTGCCGCCACTCGACCCGGTCGGGGCGCCGATGGCGCCACCGGGGCCGCCAGCGCCGATGTTGTAGCTGTAGGTCGTGCCTGGGACGACAGGGACGAAAGCCGCGCAGTACGAGCCGCTCGCCCCGCCGCCGCCGGCCTGTCCTGAGCCATTGCCGCCACCGCCACCGCCACCTCCGCCCCAGATCTCGACCAGGACGAAGTACACCCCGGCCGGGCAGGTCCATGTCCCGGAGCCGGGCGTCAGAAGGACCTGCACCTTGCGGACGCCGACCTCCTGGGCGGTGAGACCCAGGAAGCGGAAAGCCGCTCCGTCGAAGATGATGTCGTAGGGTTGGCCGACCGGGATGTCGTTGGCCTGCAGAGCCCCGCCGGCGCGCCGCAGCAGCGGGATCGCCACGGCCGGCGTTCCGGCGCTGCCAATGCCGCCGATCGCGACGGTCGCGCTGCCGGAGTTGGTGACGGTCGAGAACCCCGTGAAGCGCATCCCCGGCAACAGGGCTGGGAAGATCACGCCGTTCGGGATGCCGGCGGTCAGGGCATTGGCCGTGCCTCCGTAGGTCCCAAGGAAGACCCCGCGGCTGAGAGCCTGCGCCATCTGCGCGAGGTCGGCGCCGTTCTGGGGCTGCCCCGACGCGGCCACCGCCGCCAGGATTTCGGCTTCCGTGTCGGTGAACAGCGCCTGGCCCGGATACGAGCCTTCGACGTCGGTCTCGGGATCGCCGTCCTTCCAGGGCAACTCCCCTGCATCTTCGACGCCGTTGATGTTGAGCGGATAGTGTTTGCGCACGGCATCTCTCTCCGGTGAATGCCCGGTGGGCGGGCCACGCCGAGCGCGACCGGTTCAAAGCAGGCGGGCGAAGGCGCGGCCGTCAGGAGGCCGTCAGGCGCAGCAGCGGATCGTTGCCAAACCTTGAGGTGCCAAAGTCGAACCGGTCCTTCTTGATGACCGGTGTGGGGTCGCCGTAGTCGAAGAACATCAGCGTGTGCGCTGGCTTCCAGCGCCGGAAGATGCACTCGAGGTCCTCGGCTCTGCGGATCTCCAAGAGCGAGTCGCGCCCGAAAGATGACGCACCGAACTGGAACCGGGTGGACCGTCCGCCACCGACCCGCACACGCCAGACGTAGCGCATGCCCGGCGGGTTCAGCCGGCCTCGGGGGCCGCCGAACGACGATAGCCCGAACTGGAACGGGACGTACTCGGTGATGGTGATGCTGTAGCCGAGGATCGCGGCAACCCCGATGAAGAAGGGTCGCGACTGGCCGCCCTCGGTCGTGATCTTGGCGACAAGCGCCTGCCGGCGCTCGGTGAGGGTTTGGACGACAGGCACACAGGGATCGGGGAGGCCATAGGCCCGTTCCCAATCGACGAGCAGCTCGTGCGTGAACCGCGGGTCGGTCTCGATGAAGAGCAGGTCCGCCGCACGCGCGTCGACCTTGTCACCCCAGACCTTGGCGAGGCCGCGGTCGAGGTCCGAGAGTGCCTCGTCGTCGCCGCGCAGCGCATCATCATCTGGCGCTGGCGGCGCGGCGCGCGGCCACGCCGGGCCGACCGGATGCAGATCGGATAGGCCCTCGGCGTAGTCGTCGGCCGATCGACGGACGAACGAGTCGGCCATTAGAGGAACGTCACCGTGCCAAGGGTGGCCATGCAGCCGTTGTTGGCCATCACGGAGTCGGCAAAGACGAGGTCGAAGTAGTCGACGCCCTCCGCTGCCGAGATCGCCTCGGACACCCAAGCCGCGTAGATGGTCTGCGCATCAACCCGCGACCCGTTCACGGCCCGTGCAGGCGCCGCGCGCTGCATCAGCATCGCCTTGAGACTGGAGACGATTGCCGCCTGCGTCGAGGCATTCGAGACCGACAGGTTGCCGATGGCGACGTCAACAGGCTGGGCGATCGGCGAGAACACGAACAGGTCCCGCACCGTCACCGGTCGCACCGTGTCGAGGTAGGCCTTCACCGCCGCGCAATCGTCAGTGGTGGGGAAGCCGCCGCTCGAAGCCCGCAGCTCGTCCATCATGAAGCGAATGGTGACGCTGCCGGGCCCCATCGCATTCGGCGCGCACCACGCCCGGGTCACGCCCGGCACCTCGCGCGCCCAGGCCACGTAGTCGTCGGCGTCGCCGCCCATTGGCGGCTTGCGGATCCGGAACAGCACCCGGTCGCGGAGGCTGTCGATGCTCTCGATGTCGACGCCGTAGCTCGTGATCCTGGTCACGGTGGCGGAGGCGGTGACACCCGAGATCGCCGCGACGAGCGACAGGGTGCTGTCCGCCGGCAGGTTGCCGACGATGCCGGCGGTGAGCGCGCGCACGGTGATCGGCGTCAGGACGTCGGTGCCACCGAGCGTCGCATCGGCGGTCGTCTGGAACAGGATGCCGCCCTGGGTGAACTGCGTTCCCTGGGTCACCACCGTGCCGGCCGGACCGGATAGCGTCGCGGCGAGGATGGCGTAGGTGGCCGCCTTCTGACCGCCGGGGAGGAAGATGTCCGCCCAGCGCTGGAGCATCTGCTCACCGGCCTCGTCCGGCAGGTACTCCTTTGCCTGCCGAGCGATGTACTGGAGCACCAGGAAGGCGAGCGCGCCGTTGTCGTCGGCGAGGATGCCGGCCGGGCAGTTGCCGGGCAGCGCGCCGACGCGCAGCGCCTCAATGACGGCGTCGCGGCTGAGCCCGCGGGTCTCGGCGAGCGTGGGGATCTGGAGCGGCATGCGTCAGGCCCTGATCCCGTTCCACAAGGTCGCGTACCGAAGAGAGAGCGCAGGCAGGTCGCCCCTGAAAAGGGTCGCCTTCACGTCGATGCCTTCGATGCTCATGCGCTCGCCGACCACGCTGAGCCGGGACGCCACACCCTTCTGGACGAAGGGCTGGAGCGCCTCCCGCGTGTAGTCCTCCGCCCGGGCGACGGTGCTGCCCTGGCGCGCCTCTGGCCCGGTGATCGTCACCCGCCGCAGCAGCCACAGGCGCGAGCCGATCGGCCAGCCATCGCGGATCCCGGCAGCGTCCAGATCGCCCCACCAGCCCCGGCGGTCCGTGTCGCCGCGGACCGGCAGCTTGTCGTCCGCCCGAGCCAGCCGGTCCGTGCCCAGCGCGATCACCACGCAGTCGACGAGGTCGAGCGACGGGTCGCGCTGATCCACGGGGGTCAGAAGCCACTCGCGCGTCACCGCGCGGCGGGAATGGACGACGATGATGTCGGGCAACTGCGTCCTCAGCTCTTGCTGAACAGCATCGACCGGGTGAGGCCCTGCACGAGCCGCTGCTGCGGGGCGAGGAAACCGAGGCCGGGGCCGGCCCCGTCGATCAGCGCCTGGAGCGCGCCGCGCAACTGCGCGACCTGCGCCACGACCGGGTTCTGAGCGGCGAGGTGATCGACCTGCGCCTGGAGCATCGCCACGGCCGCGCCCGCGATGTCGGACGGGATCGGCGCGTCGCCCAGCGCTTCGATCCGGGAGAGCAGGCCGTCGACCTGCGCCGCTACCGGGTTCTGCGCGATCAGGCTCGCGATCTGCGCTTGAGACTGAGCGATCAGCGCTTCGGGGCTCGGCATGACACTCGCCGCCCCCAGCATCCGGGCTGGGTTGAGAAAGTCCTGGAGCGCGGTCTTGATCGCGTTCTGAAAGTAGTCCTGCAGCTTGCCCTCGGCCAAGGCCTTCATCACGTCGAGGCCCGATGCGTCGCCGCTGAGCGCCGCCGTCACCTGCGTGGCGGCGTTGATGGGCGCCAGTGCCGGAACGACGCCCTCGGCGTTCACGCGCAGCTTCGAGACCACGTCGAACAGGGCGTGGTGCGAGTCCTTCAGTTGGGTCAGCTGGGCGACGACGCCCTTCAGCTGCTGGTTGAGCTCGTGGTTGCCGGCGGTTTCGGGCTTCGTCCCGGCGGTCAGGCCGACTGTCTTGCCCGTGACCGTGGTGGCATCCGTCGAGGTGGTGGCCAGCGTGCCCGAGGCCTTGCCGGTGATGATCGTGGCCGACTTCTTCTCGGTGTTGAGATCGGCGCCGTCGTTCTTGGCCTTCGCCGCGCCCTGGCCGCTCGTCACCCGCAGGTCGAACCGCTTCGGGCTGTCCAGAACGACCGAGACCTCATTGAGGTGGATCGTCTGCTTGTTGGCGTCGGCCACCGCGGTGTCGCCGGGCTTCATGCCGTTGGGGCGGAATCGGCGGTCCGCGGCCGGCAGCGCGATCGGGTGCGAGTTGTTGCCGGTCAGGGTGGCGAGGATGATCTCGGCCGCGCCCTTCGCATCGGGCGGCATCGGGAAGTGGGTGACGCCGGCCGAGTGCCAGTGCTCGACGTCGGTGTTGATCTCCTGACCGCGGATCTTCACCCCGAGCTTCTGCATGAACTCGGAATCGTTGATCGTCGAGACGATGGCGCGCGACAGCGTCATCGCGATCCGATCAGCCGCACGACCGTCACCGGCGTTCTTGTGCATCTCAGGCCGCCTGCCCGGTGCCGGGCCCGTACAGGCCAGGCGCACCGCCCGCTTCGATCCTGTCGCCGCCTCCGAGCCGGCGCGGCAGGCACATGTCCAGCACCGACAAGGTGCCCTCGGGCCCTTGCGTACTGGTGACGCCCTGGATCGCGAGCTGCATGCGATTGTCTGGGAACATGAAGGGGTCGTAGACCGTGATCGTCTTGCCGATCATCTCCAGCCACAGGGTGGATTTGTCCTTGAACCAACCCTGCACCGTGTAGCTGCCGGACAGCATGGTGACGTAGTTTTCCGCCAGCTCATGACTGGCGCGCATCTGCATGTCCTGCTTGTCGCCGGGCATCTCGGCCATGAGGCTGAAGGGCCGGTTGCGGGTCACCGCCGGGTTCGTGACGGTCGCCTTCACGTCTCGGGATGCATCTCCGAAGTTCTGGTCGTTGCCGGGTCGCTGGCCGATCGCTTCGATCTTGCTGAGCGCGTTCTCGTCGCACATCAGCAGTGAGCCGGCCTTGATGTTCCGACCGAGTTCGAGCTCGGCGCCCATGGCCGCCTGATTGCCGCTGCGGAAGCCGACGATGTTCCCGTTCTCGTCATCGCGCAGGAAGATGTTACGGAATCGGCAGAGGCGCTCGAGGAACGCGAACACCGTCTCGCCGGCCTGGACGTTCACCTTCGGGAACACCTTGTCGGCGCCCTCGGTGCTGCCCTGAAGCTGGAACTTGATCCCGTAGGGCTGAAGCACTGCGCCGGCGATCTGGCTCAGCGTGTAGCCTTTGAACTCGCCCTTCTCATGGTCGACCGTCGAGTTGACGATGTCCGAGACCTTCGAGAGCACGGTAATTTGGAGCCCATGCTCCTTGTCGTTGTAGGCCGGCTGACGGGCTGAAATCGTGCCGCTGGAGACGAGCTTCCCGCCGAGCCAGATCTTCGCCTGATCCGCCACGCGAAGGCGCAGCGCGTCCCACGTCGACAAGCCGGATTCGTTCGGAGATGCGGCCGAGAACGTCGAGGTGCTCGCGAACGCCTGGAAGGTTCGATTGACCGAGATCGTCTTCCAGTTGAGGTAGCGCTTCCCGTTGACCAGGATGTAGGCGAGTTCCTTTGGATTGGGCATGGATCAGGCCGAGAGCACGCGGCCGGTCAGCGGCATGAAGAGCGGGTGCACGACTTCGTTCTCCGCGACGATCTCGTCGGCTCGGCTGGCGTCGCCGTAGCGGCGCTGCGCGAGAACGAGCGACGAGAAGCTGACGGCCTCCACGTAGGTGACGAGCTGCGGCAGCGGCCGGGCTCGATCGGTCAGATCCCGCACGGCAGCGGCGCGCAGGCTCACCAGCGCACGATACGTGGCGGCATCTCCGTTCGTCGCCATCGCGTCCTGGGAGGCGCTGAACGCGGCCGCCAGAAGACCGGTCACGCGGTCGACCTCATCTCGGCTGGTAAAAGCCGTGTCCGCGACGACCGCCGCTTCCTGGATGCAGCAGAAGGCGACGCTGTAGGTTTGCAGGACGATGGAACGGGCATCTGCCGGGCCGAGCGACGCGACCGTCTTTCTCAGGCGCTCCACAGTATCGAACGTCATGCCCGTCTGCCGGGCGAGATCGAAGCAGGTCAGCAACTGCGCATGCAGGCCGCCGTGACGGAGCAATCGTGGCGCCGAGGCCCGCAGGTCGCCGACAGCGGCCTCAAGATCCGCGCCAACGGTGCCGAGATCGTCTGCGCCCGAGAAAGCCAGGATGGCATCCAGAATGGCGCCGATCAGGTCCAGAGCGGCTTGGTCGCGGCGAAGGCTCATTCAGGCACCCGCAGCTATGGCCCGGTTCAGGGCCTCATTCTCTTTGGCCAACTGGGCATCGCCACCCGAAGCGGCGGCCTGCCCGGCGTCGGCAGCCTGGGTCCGCGTCATCGCCTGCGTGTCGTCCTGCACGTCGAAGGCGTCATCCTCGCCGGCCTCGACGAACTGCATCTCAAACTCGACATAGCCGCCGCGCTCGCGTCGCTCCTGGGCGGCACACGGGCCGGCCTTGACCAGAAATTCACCCAGGGTCGGATGCACCAGGGTGCCGGATCCCTCCGCATCAAGGGCATCGAGGAGCGCGTCGCGGTCGTCGAGGTAAAAGGGTCCGATGCAGTACCCGGTGATCGGGAACGACATGCCCCGTCGGCCGAGGTCCTCGGCATAGGGCGTGTCGCGCTTCGGGTACTCGTGCAGGGCGAGGCGCCGGCCTGCAGTTCGCGCCCCGACTTCAACATGGAAGCCTGCTCCGCGAAACGATGCGGGGCGTAGGCGAGCGCGCCAAGGGCTGTCAGCCATTCGGACCTCCTGGACTTCAGGCGGCCGGGCGCACGAGTTTCAGATTGCCCTGGCCCATCCGCTCGGCGAGCTTCCGCTCGACCATCATACGGCCACCATTTCGCAGCCACGCGGCGGAGCGGTCGGGATCGAAGAGGCGGGCGGTAGTGAGGCCGAGTTCGCCGCAACCGCCGCCCTCAATCGCGCAGCCCATCTCCAGTAGCTTACGGCTGAACCAGCCACCGATGCGGATCGGTGGAAAGCCGGCCTCTTTCCAGATCTGGCCAGCGGTCTTGCCGCGCCTGATGGTGAGTGTTTGGGTGGCGATCTCGGCCGCCACAAGGCTCGGCACGATCTCATGCAACTGCTTGGCGAGGATGCCCTTCACCATGCCGCCTACCGCCCTCATGTCGAAGGCATCTACCGGCTGGACCAGCGCCGCCTCGAGGGCCTGCCAGCGGTCGATGATTGCCGCTCGCATTCGCACGGAGTAGCCGGACACAAGGATCAGGCATTCTCGGCGCGGAAGGTTGAGGCAGCGACGCTCCTCCCCGTTCCCCGCGAGGTAGACGCCCCCAAATTTGGGGCGGTCAACTCCAAGCTCGTCGAGCATCTTGTCGGCGTCACGCAGCACGTGATCGTGCCGCTTGCCCGTCAGACCTGCGATCTCCAGGCTCGACATGGTGAGCGGGATCGTTGAGGGCGCGTTCACGCCTGACGTGCTATAGGTGTCGTCGCTCATTCGGTGGCCTCATCATCGATTGGGAAGTAGCCCGCGGCTGGAACCGTGGGCGGCGAACGGGCGGTGGGGCTGAGCTTCCTAGGGCCTGCGCCCCACCGCCGACCTCCTTGCGGAGGAACTCTTAGATCTTACCGTGATCAGGCAGAGACCCGGTTAAAGGATCTTAAGAAGCCTGTTCTATTTCGGCACAAACGCAAGCGGCGCGGCTTCGTTGTGCCCGCTTTCCCACGACAGGGTTTCCAATTCCGTTCCAGGTCCGTTCCACTCGACAACCTACGCGCGACAGCTACCTTGCCGGCCATGCGCACGCTCCTCGCCGCCCTCGTTCTCGTCGTCGTTGCCGATGAGGCTCAAGCGACGATGCCAAGGCTCACCGAGATGCCGGCAGCCCGTAACCTGCAGACCTGCCAGCAATGGGCTTCGTCCCAGGACGAGGAGGCTATCTACATGTGGGGCCTGCTGGAGAGCGGGAAGAACTCCGATGACGTGGGCAAGCTCCGGCTTGCCCTCTCGTGCCTCGGTGATCGCCCTTCCGACATCGTCGGCTTCGGGTCCAGCGTTGGCGCGGCCGACCAGTACTGCAAGGCGCGGCCGCGCATTCCAATCTGCCGTGATCGACGCTAGTCGGCGCCCGCCATTGGCCGGCCCCGTCTCAGCACAACGTCCTTGAAAAGGTTGCCTGCTGTCGAAGTTCGAACCTGTGTCTCGGGCCCAGGCTTCTGAACAACGACACTAACAGAGCCGTTCGCCTCCAGCCTCTGGCCGCCGAGCACGCCCGCTCGGCCGGCTGACCGGTCAAGCCGGCCCTCGCCCTGCTGGATCTTGGCCTCAAATTCTTTGCGCGCCTTCTCTCGGGCCGCCCACCCCTCACCGTCAGCCCGACCCGCGCGCCCTGCGGCTGCCTCGTCCATTGTGACGCCAGGGGCATCCTTCATGCTGTTCGGCTTGAGCACGCGCGGCGCACCATTCGGAAGGAAATCACCTTCCTGTGCACTCGGCAGACGCGCGCTCTGGCCTTCCTTGTAGGAGCCATAGGGTCCGTTTGGGATGCCCGGATCAAACCCAAAGGTATTGCCGCCGACGTCGCGACCGAAGCGGCCGATGCGCTTCCACCAGGGGCCTCGATACCAGCTCGCACGAAAACTATTCGAGCCCTGCGTATTGTCCGGCACGCCGCCCGAGGCGATGGCGCGGATGCGAGAACGGATTTGCTCTGCCTGTGCGGCGGTCACGCGCCGATTGTAGCCCTCATACTGCCCCGGCGCGCGAGCCACATCATGGAGATCTTTGCTCGGACCCCACCCCTTCGTGCCGAGGCGATTGAACATGTTGTTGATGACAGCGTCGACACCGCCCGGCGATCCGAGCCGAGCTTCGCCCGCGATAGTCCTGACGGTCTCGTCGTCGAGGTCGCGTTCGGTCAGTTTGCGTTGCGGCCGATAGGTGCCGGGGGCGCTCGGCGCGTCAGTATCCTCACTGCCGATACCTGACGGTCGCGGGCTCATCCCAGGCATCGGCGGCACCCGCCCACCTGGCGCGACCGGCACGGTATCGCCGCCGTCGTAGCCCGGCACAGTTCGCTTCAGGTGTTCCCGGAAGCGCTCGCGCATCGCGTTGCGCTCACCCTGCTCCCCCGAGTAGCCAGGTCCGGAGCCTCTCCCCGGAAGGTTCGCTCCGCCACCAATGGTCGGCATCCGGCTAAAGCCGCCACCGCCGCCACCGAAAGCCGCGCTCTGGATCCTGGCACCGCCAAACGGGCCCTCGCCCTCGGCAGATGACTTCTGCGCAGTCGCGTCGCCGCGCTTCGCCTTCATCTCGTCGGTCAGGCTGTCGATCGAGCGCCGCAGCTTGTCGCTCGCCTCGAAGTCCTTCTGCCGCTGCTCGGGCGTGCGTGCCTGGAGGCGCTTCAGCTCGTCCTCGGCCGCCGTCAGCTTCTGCTGCGCCCCTTCGGGGCTGTCGAGCAGGCCCATACGCTGTTGCGTGCGGCCGATCAGGTGCTCCGATGCCTCCTTCGCCACATCGCGCAGCTTGGTCAGCCGCTCGACGTTCTCGCGGGCGTCGATCTCGTCATCGCCGACGCGGGGCGCCAGCTTGCGCGCGAGCGAGCCGGAGGCGCCGTCGGCACCGCGCAGCGCCTGCATGTACTCGCCCTGGCGCAGGTAGCGGACGGTGTCCACCACATCCTTCAGGCCCTTGGCCAAGGTGCCGACGAGCGAGGTGGTGTTGACCAGCATGTCCTTCGCGGACTCGCCGGCGGTCTTCCAGTCGATCTTCCCGAGCTCCGCCCCGATGTCCCGCATGCCGCTGCGCAGGGCGTCGATGCCCTCCTTGCGCTTGTCCGACACGATATCCTCGATCCACGACGTGAACCGCTCGGCCGGTCCGATCAGCTCAAGGGCGATCGTCGTGCCGACCTTCTGCATCGAGGAGCGCAAATTGCCGATGGCACGCTCGTACCGCTCGGCGCTCTCGACTGCGCCCTCGGGCAGCGGGCCGAGCTTTTCCTCGGCCTTCTTGTTCAGACCGGAGATCGGGCCGAGGTGCTGGTCCCCCAGGCGGCCGAGGTCAGAGTTGCCGTAGATCCGCGCAGCAAGCCGGCCGCGGTCGATCGCGTTCGGGACATGCTCCAGCATCTCCTCGGCGATCTTGTTGGCCTGGTCGTTGTCCTTCGTGCCGCGCAGCCGCTGATAGTACTGCGCGATGATCGGGTTCTGCGACTGCAGGAAGCCCGATACGTCGCCGACGCCGCGGCGGATGTCGCGCATGTTCTCCGAAAAGGTCTTCGCCGCCGCAGCAGACGCGTCGCTGGAGATCCCGAACTTTCCGGCCACGGACTGGAAGACCCGCAGCTGATCCGCAGCCATGCCGGTTTCCCGGGAGAGCTGCCCGAGCGTCGACAGGTTGCCCGTGAGGCCGTTCAGCGCGCTCGCGATGCCCGCTACAGCGACGCCAGCACCGAGGCCGGTCACGCCGAGGGCTGCGAGCGCCGGATTCAGCACCGTCTGCGCCGTCTTAGCGGTCGTCTGAAGGGCCGCCTCTGCCTTGCCGACGCCCTTCGCCAGGATCTCGCCATGAGCCGCGCCTTCCCGGCCGGCGTCGAGCAGGTGCGCGCGCAGAGCCTTCAGCGGACCGGAGAACCGATCCACGACCTCGGCCTGCATGCGCAGGGTTTCATCGGCCATAGAGGTTCGCCTCGATCAGGTCGTCGAGCACGTCGGGCGTGTGCTCCAGCAGGAAGGCGATGTAGGCGTCGCTCTCGCCCAGCATTCTTTTTTCGCTGGTCCGGTAGATCAGCGCGAGCTTCAGCCGGACGCGGACGCCTGCGTCGGCCGCGCCGGCATGAAAAAACCCGAGAGCGCCCAGGCGCAGCGCGTCCAGTCCGCCGGGGTCATTTTCTCAATCGTCGTCATGGGCTTGCCGGACAGCCGCGAGAACATGCGCGACATCTGGCGGCCGTCGAAGTGCATGGTGGACACCGGATCGGGGTCGTACATGTCCATGCGGACCGGATTGCCGCCGACCTCGATCATGTCGAGGGCGGTCGGCTCGCGAAACCGCATCTCCGAGACCGTTTCCAGCACCTCGCCGTTGTCCTTGGCCTTGAGCTCGATCGGCGTGGAGAGGCCGACCTTCACCGCCCAGTCGGATGAAGCTTCGTCAGCCATCAGGCGATCTCACGGCACGAAGTGCCCTCGAAGCGGAGGCGGTACTGCCCCTCCTTCGTCCCGACCTCGACACGGCCAGCCTGCCACGCCTCTTTCAGGGTGAAGGTGCGCTTGTCGGCGGCCTGGACCGTGATCGTCTCGTTCGTGACCGCCAGAAGGTCGGACACGAGCGTGCCGGGCTGCAGCGAGACGTCGCCCTCAATGAAGGGGACGACGGGGTTCTCGCTGAAGCCGTGCACGAAGTCTTGGCCGGCGATGCCGGCCCGCTCCACCTCGGACAAGCCGATGTTGAGGTTGCCTTTGACGGCAAGGGTGCGCGCGCCGACATTCCACGACGCGACGCCTGCGATACGAGGCATGGGGCTGGCTCCTTAGGACTGGAACTGGAGGCGGAAGCCCGCACGCACGTTGAAGCGGCGCAGCCCGTTGATGATGTCCGGCGGGAAGTAGACCTCCAGCGTGTCGGCATCGGCGGCGCGCTGCACGACGAGGTTGGCCGCGAAGGCGTCCGAATTCTCGACGAGGCCGTCGTCCTCCATCAGGTCGTACAGCGCGCACAGGAACGCCTTCACCAGCGCGGGCGTGGTGATCCGAGCGCCGGGCTTGATCCGCGTCCCGTCGTCCGCGAGCTTGCACCGGCCATAGGTCTGCTCCACCGCCTGGATGAGACGGCGGAAGATGGTCGCCAGCGTCGAGAGGGTCGTGACCAGTTCGTAGGCGTTGTCGGGCCGGCCGGTCACGCTCTTCTGGTACTGGGTCTGCTCTCGCATGATCGTCGAGACGCCGGCGCGGACATCCTTGATCGCGAGACCGACGTGAGCGAGGCCGTTCAGCTCGGTGCGGCTGAAGCGCTGGTCGCGAGGTGCCGGGATATGCCCGGTCAGCGGCAGGAACTGGAGCGGCAGGCCGGGGTCGTTGCCCAGCGACTTCGCGGCGTCGGCCGTGTAGATCGCGGCGAGCTCCCAGGACGGGGTCGGCGAGGCGAGCTCGTCCTCCATGGTCGAGATGACGCCGGAGTTCTGCAGCTGCCCCCAAGTGAAGTGCCCCTGGTAGGTGTCCTTGCGGGCCTGGAAGATCTGGCCATAGGTCTGCCGGATCCAGCCCCAACGGCCAGCGTCGGTGAAGCCGAACTCGGTGTCCCATGCCTGCAGCGAACCCGTGTCGGTGAACGGCATGGCCGTCCACTCGTAGGGGTCATCGTTGAGCGCGCCGATCGGAGTCGACCAATCCGGCACGCCGGTCCCGCCCGAAAGCACGTTGCCGGTCGGGTAGGTGATCGTCACGCCGGCCGGGACAGTCTCGCCGCCGTTGATGCCGAGGATCGAATCCTCGACGCGGATCTCATTCAGGGCGATGCCCTTGTGCCGGGCGGTGAGGTTCACCTTGCTGGTCGTGGTTCCGTCGACCGCGGCAGTCACCGGTAGGCTTGGCGCAGCGCTCAGAGCGGCAACGGCCTTCGTTGCGAGCTGCGCGGCGGTGTCGCCCAGCCCCACCGCAACCGAGACCTTCTGCCCGGCGATGTACAGGTTGAGCGTCCCGGGCTGGGCGGCGGGCCCGGCGAACGTGACAGACCCGGTAGCCGCCACCCCTGCGCTCGGCTCGGAAACCGGGAGGCAGATGATCGGCGTGCCTTGGTCGACCGCGAAATACATCTCGAACATGCGGGCGAGCATCGAGCCTTCGCCGAACAGCGTCTTGGCGTTCGAGATGCTGCCGCAGGCCACCGGCTTATTCGGCTGGGCAGTGCCGGTCGAAAGCATGTAGCCGACGAGAAGCGCCTCCAGGTTTTGAACCGGAGTTCCGGCCTGGGACGGATCGACCTCGATGTTGATCAGCGGTAGCTTGTACCCGCTGTTGATGCTCTGGATGAACGAAGCCACGGCGGATCACTCCTTAGAGGCGTCGGCCGCGGACGGGCCGGTTGACTGGCTGGGCGCGGAGCGGGACTTCGCGGGCGGGGTTGGGGGGGCCTCACCTGCGCCATTCGGCGCCGACACGGGCGCTCCGTTCTCGTCGATCTCGACGACATCGCCGTCGCGCAGGCGCTTGAAGGTGAACTGGTCACGCCGCCACAGACCGCCGTCGGCCGCGAGCGCGCCGTCGAGCGGATGCACGAGGTTCTCACCCTCGCGCGCGGGCTTCACGCGAACATGCGTCATGGCTGTCTCCGGGGTGAGCGGTCGCGCGCCGGTCATTCGCCGGGCAGGTCGATACGCGAGCTGATGGGCGGCGCCTCAGGGCTGGCGCCTGCGGGACGCGTGGTGATCTTCAGATGGCGCAGATCGTCCGGCGTCTCCGGCCAGAACTCGAGCCGCTTCCGGAACGTCATCTCCAGGCGAAGCTCGGCGAAGTAGGTCTCGCCGTCCTGCGGGTAGTTCCGCCGCCGCGTGATGCCGGTCACCGCCTCGAAGAGGGCATCGGGGCCCATGATCGTGAACGAAGCATCCGTGAGGAGCCTTTTCTCGATCGCGTCCACCGCGGCATCGTTCTGCCCGTCGAGCACGTCGGGCTTCTCGAACCCGCGCATGTCCGAGATACCAATCGTCACCTCGGACACGAAGCGCAGGTCGCCTTCTTCGGGGTCGCCGTCGGGCATCAACCGCTCGCCCATGATGAACACGGACAGCTGCGGCAGGTCGGTCGGCTGCTGCTGCGGCAGCGGCACCTTGCGCGGCGGCTTCTTGTAGCCCGGTAGAGTCTTGAGCCGGTCGACGATGGCGTCGCGGATCGCGGTCGCCTCGGTCGTCATGGCTCAAGCACCTTCAGCGACAGCGACGTGCCGCCCTGGCCATCGTCATCGGTATCCTCGATCTCGCACAGCCCGATGCGCGGCAGGCTGCCGGCGGCGGGGATCTCGACGAGGTCGCCGGGCGCGGGCGGGATCGCGAAGTCCGCAGCCTGGATGCCCAGGCTGTGCACCTGCGAGGACATGATGCCGTCCTCGGTCGGCACGTCGACCGGCCGGCTCGCCCACACGCCCCGGGAGGCGTAGGGCTGGCCGGCCGGGATGGTCACGCCGCCCTCGACGCGTTCAGGCTGCGAGGCCTGCGGCGTCACGATGATCGGCCGGGCAAAGATGTCGATGCACGGCGCGAGCGTGAGGGCAGCGAAGTCGATCACGGCGTCAGGCGGCGCGCGGGATCAGGCGGACGCGGCCGACCGCCGAGGGGTTCGCCGCCGGCTCGGACGCGTAGCCGACGAGTGTGTTGCTGCCGGCCGTCGTCGTGAGGTTGCCGGCGGTGGCATCCCAGTAGACGGCCTGTCCGACGGTCCAGGCCTGGGCCGAGACCTTCGGGAACTCGAACACGCCGGTGGTCTTCACGGCGACCGGCGCGCCCTGCGGCTGAGTCGTGGTGGCGACACCGACCATGAGGCCGATGATGACGAGGGCCCCGCTCACAACGCCGCCGGCGGGCGCCGCCACGGTGAGGGTGCCGCCCTCCTGGATGAAGTTCTTCATGACGCGCTCCTGCGCCGGCGGGACGCGCCCGCGCGGACCGAGAGTTCAGGGATGGGTGAGGGTGCGGCCGGCTATGGCGGCCGGCCGCGCGGCGATCAGGCGCCGACGTTGCGGTAGAGGCCGCGCCAGTGGAGCGCCTTCACGCCCGCGTCGATCCGGACCTTCATCTCGGT